TTCTGCATATTTTCTATATAAATAGTAAAAAACTATTTGTGGAATGAAAAATGGCTACAGTAAATTCAAGAGATACATTATCTGAATATTCTTTAAGAAAGCTTGGAGCGCCTGTGATTGATATTAATGTCGATCAAGATCAAATAGATGATCGTATAGACGAAGCATTACAAACATTTCAAGAATTTCATAGTGATGCTACTCATAGAACGTATCTTAAACATAAAGTTACAGAAACAGATTTGACAAACAATTATATTACTGTTCCAGATTCTGTTCATATTGTAACTAGATTATTACCTTTATCAAACGCAATCAATAGTTCAACTAACATGTTTAGTGTTAAGTACCAAATGATGCTGAATGATATTGCAGACTTACAAAATTTTGCTGGTGATTTAGCGTATTATAATCAAATGCAGCAATATTTAACTTTGATTGATATGCAACTTAATGGAAAACCATTAGTACAATTTGCAAGACACCAACACAGATTACATATACTTGGAGACTTAAATGATGGTGATATTCAAAAAGATGACTTTATAATTGCTGAAATATATCAATTAATAGATCCCGAAGCTTTCACAAGTGTATATAATGATAGGTTTGTAAAAGCATATACAACAGCATTGATAAAGCAGCAATGGGGTATGAATTTAATTAAGTTCGAAGGAATGCAACTTCCTGGTGGGGTTACCTTAAATGGAAGACAATTGTATGATGATGCAACTCAAGAACTAGAAAGATTAAAAGAAGATCTAAGGTTAGAACACGAAATGCCTCCAGATTTTTTTGTGGGGTGATCCATGGCTACAAACCATTACTTCAGTCAAAAGGTTCGATCAGAGCAACAACTCTATGAAGACATTGTCATAGAGTCACTGAAGATATATGGTCAAGATGTTTATTACCTTCCAAGAACATTAGTAAACGAGGATAGACTTTTAGGCGAAGATATTCCTTCTAAGTTTGGAAATGCTTATAAGATTGAAATGTACATTGAAAACATTGAAGGATTCGATGGAGAAGGAGATATATTTACTAGGTTTGGCGTTGAAATAAGAGATGAAGCTACATTTGTTGTTTCACGAAGAAGATGGAATCATGTTTTTTCTCAGGTCGATCCTGATATAGACATACAAAGACCTAAAGAAGGAGATATAATTTATCTAACTCTTTCTAATAAGATGTTTAAAATCATGCATGTGGAACATGAACAACCATTTTATCAATTAAGTAATGTTCCGACTTTTAAAATGCGTTGTGAGCTCTTTTCTTATTCAGATGAAGACTTTGATACAGGAATTGCAGCTATTGACGGCGTTGAAGGTGAAGGTTATAAATTATCATTAAGATTAGGTGTTGGTACAGATAGCCAAGTTCCCGATTTCTTTAAAGGTGAAATTGTTCATCAAAGAAGAACTGACGGTGTAACTATGAGAGGTGAGATATTATCTTATAATAGAGCAACAAATATTGTGGAACTTATACATATTGGACCAGATAGTGGTGGCTTTGGTGCTTTCCAAATAAGTAAAACAATACCTGATAGCAACTTCAATACATGGTTAATAAATGATAGATTAGAAACTCCGTTCCAAGGAGTTAGTGGTGATTCGGATCCAAGAAGACAAATACTTTCAATAGCTGAAAGTACAAATGAATTATTAATAGGTGCGCAAAATAGTGTGTTTGATGCCGCTGATGGAAATAGTTTATTTGATTTTAATTTCTTAGACTTTACTGAGAGAAATCCATTTGGTGATGCGGAGGATAATTAATGTTTGAATATTTTTATCATCAAAAAATTAGAAAAGCTGTTGCCATGTTTGGTACGATGTTTAATAATATTAATATTGTTAGACGAAATGCAAGTGGTGCAACAGTAAGTCAGATAAGAGTACCTCTTGCATATGCACCTAGAGAAAAATATTTAGCTAGAATACAATCTGACCCAGATCTTAGAAGAGATCAAAAAATAGCTCTTAAGCTTCCAAGACTTTCTTTTGAAATTACATCAATACAATATGATCCTAATAGAAAAGTGCCTAAGCTTAATAAGTTTAGTGTGGCAAAAGCTGGACAAACAAATTCTGGATTAAGAGGCCAACTATATTCTCCAGTGCCTTATATTATTAGTTTTCAATTGAATGCTTTCACAAAAAATCAAGATGATGCATTACAAATAGTAGAACAAATTATTCCATATTTTTCACCACAATATACTTTGACAATAAAACCTTTTGAAGATTATCCAAGTATAAAAGAAGATGTTCCAATAACTATTCAAAGCGTAAACTTTCAAGATGATTTTGAAGGGCCGTTGGAACAAAGAAGAACTATCATTTATACACTTGATTTTACCATGAATATCAATTTTTATGGCCCAATAAGAGAGAATGCGCTTATAAATAGAGCTATAGCCAATGTTGAATTCCCAGGAGATTCCGCATCAGCACCGAATCAAATTGTTACACAAACAGTAGTAACACCGAATCCAGCTGATGCATCTCCTGATGAAACATTTGGTTTTGCTGTAGAGTTCTTGGATGACTTTACAGAAGATAAGACTGAGTTAGGTAAGTACGTAAAACCTGGTTATTTAACACCAAAGTATGTTGAAGATAAAACAGTTAGTTAAGGAGCAAGAATAGATGGTAATTGTATTAAGAAGCAGTAAAGATAGTGCTTTATCTTTTGCGGAAATGGATGGGAATTTTACGGACCTGGACACACGAATTAGTGCAATCGATTCAGCTCACATAAAACAAATTGCTGGAACTGATTCAGCAAACATGAGATTAGTTATTCAAGATCATGCTGATTCAACTTATGTCAAAGGATTTATAAGTCAATCTTATGTAAGAGATTTTATTGACTCAAATTATATAGCAAAATTTTCTTTGGATTCTGATGAGGTAATTAAATCAATAGTTGATTCTGACTATGTACAGGCTAGACAAGGTGGACAGCCTTTATTTAATCATGTTAGAGTAAAACATGATGCTAATATTCAGTCATTTATGGTAACCATTGATACTAAAAATGCTGAACATAGATATAATGGTTCAGGAGCGGCTGATGGATATAAAATAGGTGGTATCTTTTCTCCTCATATTCAATTAGTACCAGGTAGATCTTATAGGTTTGATCAGTCAGATACAACAAACACAGGACGTTTATTAAAATTTTATTATGAAGCTAATAAGACTACACCTTACACCACAGGTGTTACAGTAAACGGAACACCTGGAAGCGCAGGGGCATACACTCAAATAGATGTTGGTGATAACACACCTAAAGTATTACACTATATGGATTCATCGGCTAACTTTGTAGGAAATCAGATAAGCACTGATACAAGAAACTTTACGGGTTTTACTACAGGTAATTTAACTGAAGGATCAAATCTATATTATACAACAGCAAGAGTTGATACAAGAATTCAGACAATAGTTGATGCTAATTATATACAAGCAAGACAAAATTTTAGAGATTCTGAGTTTGTAACAAACATTGTTGATTCAGCTTATGTTCTTGGAATACAAGACATGACTGATGTTAAGACTGATATTATTCCAAATGCTGATAGCACTTTTGATTTAGGAAGTCCTACAAAAAGATTTAAAGATTTGCATTTAAGTGGAAGTACAATAAACCTTGGATCACTTAAATTAAAAGACAGCGGTGGATCGCTTTCATTAACAGATTCTACTGGTGATCTAAAACAAATGAAATTTAAAGATCAGTTTGATTCATCAACTACTGTCGGTGTGATAAACTCAACAGTTGATAATGCTTATGTTCAGTCGCGACAAGATAAAAATTATGCTTCACTTGTTGGTGCACCTACGATACCAGATGCTCATAGAATACTTGCAGGAAATACTGATATATCTATCACTGATATTGGAACAGGAAAGATACAAGTTGTAACAGATGGTGTTAATAGATTTACTATTGAAGGAACAGATTTAAAACCTAATGCTAATAATGGAATGAACATAGGTGGTACTTCAAATAGAATTAATGATATACAAACAACCGATATTGCAGCAACTGGTACTGCAACTCTTTCAGGTACAGTAAATTTTGGTGGGGCCACAATACAAGGATTAGATGTAGTTGACTCGGCCTCTATAGTTCAATTAATAGATTCAGCGTATGTGCAGGCGAGAGAAACTACTTATGGCAATGCTGAAGTGACCGCTTTAGTAGATGCCGCTTATGTACAAGCAAGACAATTAAACTTTGATGCACTATTAGACTCGTCTGAAGTAATACAACTTATTGATTCGAATTATGTTAGTGGTAGAGTTGATCGTGGACTTTTTGTAGATTCAGAAGAAGTAAAAGGATTCATTGACTCAGACTATATTCAATTACATCAAAGACCAGAGCAAGACACATTAACAACAGTTACAGGAAGAGGCGCATCTACTTCAAATGCAATAACATTAACAGGTGGATTATCAGTAACTGGAATTCTTACAACAGATTCAATACAAAATGCTGGTATAGGATTTGGAACACTAACAAGTGGGAGTGACATTCAACTTAACGCTGTTGGAGATGTCAATGTACTCAACAGTAAGATAACTAATGTTGGAGCGCCAGTGGCCAATACTGATGCGGCTACAAAATTATACGTAGATAGTAATGCTGCTGTTCAAGGTGTAAATGATTTCTTTGTAGCAAAACTAGCGGCGCAAACTACAACCACAACAACAGCCTCACCTCTTAATTTTGATAATACACCACTCATGGACTACAGTCCTACGGTTGGTTACTCATTTTCAGGTACTAATGCTGTTGCAACCGATACTCCTGGATACTATAAAGTTGAAGGAGATGTAACTTGGTATAAGGCAACAGGCGAAGGTGAGCTTAAATTAATAATTGAAAAAGGAACAGGTGGTAGTTTTTCTGAAATTCCAGGAGCAAGGGCTGTCATATTCCTTCCAAATGGTGCTGGACATGGGTCAAGTCATGTTCAAGGTATGGTTCAAATGGCGGCAAATGATGCTGTCAGATTAGTGGTTGATCAAGTAAGCTATGCATCAACATCTAATACTGGAAACTATGTATCATCTAATACAATATCTGGTTCAGCCAGTTTTCCAGGAGCCACTACATTTACGATAATGAAAGTTGGATAATAATGAGTACAGAAGATCAAAAGGCGTCCACCGTTACTTTATGTAAAGGTGTTGATACTACAAAATTCATGGAAGATATGGCTAAAGCTGGCTATGAGCTTCACGATGAAAATGTACCAAGCCTAAGAAATTTTGACTATGTACTATCGCCAACTCAAATAAACGCATTAAAATCAGATTCAAGAATTGTAGATATACGGTATGGTACACAGGAAGAGAATGGAATAAAATTACTTCCTAGTGCTCTTAGAGCTCCATTTGATTTTAAAAAAGATGGAACACTTTCTGGTGGTAACTGGGGTCTACCTGCATGTATAGACAATACTGATTTATGGTCTGGAGTTGCAGGAACATTAAATAATTATAGAGCACCATTTACATTAACAGGGGCTAATGTGGATGTTGTTGTACAAGATAGTGGTATACAAACTGATCACCCAGAATGGAAAGATACACCAAGAGAAGGAAACGTGGTTGGTGGTTCTTCATTTGGAACAACAAGATATCAAACAGTAGACTGGCCAACTATAAGTGGACAACAAGCTTTTTATACACAAGATGCAAACTTTCATAGAGATTTAAATGGCCATGGAACACATGTCGCATCTATAATCGCTGGAAAACTGTATGGTTGGGCCAACGAAGCAAAAATTTATAGTCTAAAACTTAAAAATTTATCTGATACTACTGGATTCGAAACAAATCATTCTTTAACAATGTTAAGGCATTGGCATAATTCAAAGTCAGGTTCAAGACCAACTATTTGTAATATGAGCTGGACTACAGTTTCTACGTACGCAAACATATCTGGCGGAGTTTATAGGGGATCAAACTTTTCAGGAAATAAAGGTGATGTTGCAAATGGTTCACTACAACAGTATGGAATAGTTCCAATAACAGCAGATGGTAGTGGTGATTATTTTGTTCCAATAAGAGATGCTTCAATTGATGCGGATATAGAAGATTGTATAGATGCAGGTGTAATAATGGTTGGTGCTGCTGGAGATTATAGAATGCGAATGGATGTTTTTGGCGGTGCAGATTATGATAATTATTTTAATTACACTGACATAAATGGTATTGGCCAAACAAGAAGATACCATAGAGGTGGAACACCAGGCGCTACTAACGATGTTATATGTGTTGGAGCAATAGGAGCTTCATATAATTCAGGAAAAGAAAATATTTGGGAAAATGGAAATAGGGGTCCAAGGATTGATGTATTTGCACCAGGTCAATATATCATGGGAGCTTTATCGACTTCACATTCTTCAGATAATGCAGCTGGTAATTCTAATTATCCTTTAGATTCGAATACATTTAAATCAAATGGTTTCACAGGATCAAGTTTTGCAGCTGCTCAAGTAACAGGTTTATTGGCGTGTTTATTACAAATAAGACAAAATTTAACACAGGCTGAATGTTTACAATTTTTAAAAGATAATGCACAAAATAATAGATTACAAGATGATACATCAGGAACACCTGCAAATGATTATGCTAATGGAACGGCATTACATGGTGCAGCTAATAGATTTTTAAAACAACCATTTAATGGTTCAATAGCTTTTGGATTTAGATAATGACAGACAAACCCGATGAAAATGTAGAAAACGATTACGAATATTCTAAAAGAACATACTATGATCTTATAGAAAAAGGTCAAAATGCTCTAGATGATATGATAGATGTTGCGAGAAATTTAGAACATCCAAGAGCATACGAAGTCTTGTCAGGTATGATTAAAAACGTATCTGACGTAAATGATAGATTGATGGATTTAAATAAAAAGAAAAAAGATTTTTATAAGAACGATACGAAACAAATTGAAGGTAATACTACTAATAATAATCTCTTTGTGGGATCAACAACTGATTTACAAAGAATGCTAAAGAATGTAAGTGATAACGACAATGTTATCGATATAAATGAGAGAAAACCTTCTGATGATGAAAATAGCTGATGCATATCTTGGCAACCCAAATGTAAAGAAAGATGGTGTTGTACAAACTTGGACTAACGATGAAGTTCAAGAATATTCTAAATGTATGAATGATCCTACATACTTTGCCAGAAAATATTGTAAAATAATATCTCTTGATGAAGGATTGGTTGATTTCAATCTATATCCATATCAAGAAAAAATGTTTAAAGCTTTTAATACTAATAGGTTTAACATAGTATTAGCTTGTCGTCAATCAGGTAAATCCATCTCTTCAGTTGCATATCTTTTATGGTTTGTTTTATTTCATCCAGAAAGAATAGTAGCTATTATGGCCAACAAAGGAGCTACTGCTCGTGAGATGTTAGGGCGTGTGACATTAATGTTAGAGA